TTGTTCAATTTCTTTCATTTTTTTCTATTTTTTGTATTTATTGAAGGTTTTCTATGTCAGGATCCACAAAAAGTTTAACTTCCTTGTCAGTATTGGCCCAATCTGGATACATTTCTATTTCGAATCCATCATAGTGCCGTGATATAACTATTGTCTCTTTATAAAACTCAGCAAGTTTTTTTGCTTCGTTTTTAGCGGCCTTTAATGTTTGAAATAAACCCGACTCTTGTTCTATCATAAAGTTATATCTTCTAATCCAGCGACTCTCAATTTAATAACATTATTAATTTGAAATTGTTTGGCTTCAAGGGCCTTCATTAGCCCATGATATTTGTTACGAACAAAAGCAATCTCGTTTATTAGTCCTTGTAAGTCTAACACGGATTGCTCTCCATCAACATATTTGTCAACATCTCTACTTGATAATGCTCTTTCGTAATGCTCTAAATATTTTCTAAAAAGCCTGCCACGTTCTCTTCGCATTTCAATATTGAGATGTTCTAATATACCTTCAAGTTCTTGTAATTGATTGAATCTGTATGCCACAATACCCGGCATCTCTCTTGAGGTTTTTTCAACGTTGCCTTTCATAGAAACTTCAAGGCCAACATTTTCTAATTCGTTATTATAATAATCAATACAATCAGGAATTTTACTTAAATCCTTTTGTATTTGTATAAACCAAGTTGACATTTAATAATTAAAATCTTCAGGTTCTTCAAATGTGTCATCCAGTTCATCTTCATATCTAGTATCGATAACTGAATCTAATGTTTTGCTATAACCTCTGAGACTATGTAAACTATCTTCTATAGAATAACTATAATTTTCAAAAATTTCAACCAACTGATCGGTTGCTTCTTCTAATTCCTTTTTATCCGTATATGTTTTTAACATGTCAAACATATCGTGAAAAAAAGCAACATCAATATCATTCATCTGCATTCGGCAAATCCTCTTGTATTTCTTCGTTATTTATAAGAGTCTCGGCCATTTTAACAATAGTATCTGCCTGAATTTCTCTATCACCGGTCTCATTAATTACTGTTTGTAATTTTTCGTGGCTCCAATATTTACGGAACTCTTTAATTTCGTTACCATCTTTGGTTTGGTATTTTAACTTATTACCATCCTTTACAATGACGCCTGCTTTTTCAAACAAATCTAAACAACCACTGTAAGGATCCATTCCAGTATCGTATGGTATTTTAACTTGTACACTTTCAAACGGTTTTGCAAAACGTGTTTTCATTACTTTACAAGCCGCTCTAATACCACGTATATCTGTAATTTTGTTTCCTGATTCGTCTTCTTTAAGTTTAAGTTTTTTCATTGCAACAACAATAGACGAAGCATATATAAATCCTTGTCCACCACTAATCTTATCATCTGGATCAAACATATCTTGTGATGCATATGTGTGATTAGTAGCAACTATTCCGACTGGATGTCCTGCAATTAAATTAACACTATTACGAACAAGGGCAGTCAATGCTTTGGGTTTTCTACCCATGTCGCCTTTCATGTCGCCTCTTTCAAATTGATCAACATCAGTTGGTGTAAGTAACATGCCTAATGAATCAGTTACAAACAAAACTTTTTGACGTTCTTCGTAAGGTACATCTGAATATTGTTCTTTATACCCTTTCATAAATTCACTTACAAATTTAGCAACTTCATCAATCATTGATACACCAAATCGCATAAGTTTATCATCGGCTGTATCAACACCAATTGCTTCTAGCCAATCTGAATCTAGGGCATTTTCTGAATCAAGTATAATAGGTAGAATACCTTGTTTTTGTGCCTGTTTTACTAAGTTACCGGAACATATATAACTTTTGCCGGATCCACTTTCACCTGCAAAACATGTAACTCTACCAAGCGGAATACCTTTACTAAAGTCTCCACTAATCAAATAATTTAAAGCATAGTTACCGGTACTAATCCAATCAACAGGATCGTGAAATCCTACTGCCATTCCCGGTACTGCTTTTGTAATACTATTTCTAAATTTAGAAATATCAAATGGTTTTGACATTTAATTCCTCAAGAAAATGCGGGGCATCTCTGCCCCGCTGATTTAAGATATATCAGGAATTCTTGCGTTCACGGATCATTGCAAGAATTTGATCGGCCGAAGGCTTACTGCCGTCAGTTGCCTCTTCAGTTGCCGGTTGCGGATCTGCTTTGGGCGTCTGTTCTTCTGCTTTGGGTTGTTCAACAGTACTTGCAGTTTCGCTTATAGTGGGTTCTGGAGTAGGAACTGTTTTGGCTTTACCCTCAGTTTTACTCATGCCGGCTGGTGTGTAATATGAACCCCATTTTGCTGGGTCATATAAATCGCCGGCTACCGAAGCCTCAAACATTTCAAAAATTGCTTTAACTTCATCATCGTTTGGTTGCTTTGGCATAAAATCGTTAAGTGTATGCAGTCCGTTTGATTCAACTGCGGTTCTTTCAAACTCGTTTAATGCTCTTTCTTTACGAGCCCAATTAGATGTTGAATAATCTGCATACTGACCTTTTTGGGTCTTGGTAAGTTTAAAATCTGTACCATTTTCGTAATCGGTTGGAATCTCTGGAAAGTCAGGATCCATTAATGCCGCCGATATAATTTTGTAAATTGACGGATTAATAATAAATCTACGAATTGGATTTTCTGGAGTTTCGTCGTCTTTAAGTGGATTTTCTACTACAAATCCTTGAAAGATATAAGACCGCTTTTTCCAATACTTACGAGCTTCGTTCTCTAAGGACGGGTCTTTAAACCAAGGACGAATTTCTGCGTGGACTGGGCATTCTTTTCCCCACATCTCTACACAAGGTACTTGTACTAAAATATTTCGGGTCTCGTCTTGGCCTTTAACTCCCGGAAATGGAATCTTAATCATTTGGCGTTCTTGCCAAAAGAAGGTATTCTCTGCATCATTATCAGGTAAAAATCTTAATGTTGCGGTTGTGTTTTCTGGGATATTCCAAAAGGGATATATTGCATTGTCGGTAGTAAAGTTACCACCGGATCTTGATTCTTTTTCGATCAACTTAGATCTGATTTCTGCTAAGGTAGGCATAGTAATTCTCCTATATTTGCCGTTAATTGCCTGGATCATGATTGCTATTTGCATTCATAAACTATTATAACATAGAGCTTGTATTAAAGTCAACCTCTTATTACAACACTATTTATTACGGATACTCCTATATCCGCTACTTTCATGCTGATAACCCGCCGCCTGCTAGTGCTCCACTTATTGTAGGTCCTGTTTTTGGACTTAATGATTTCTTTGGGGCCGGGGACGAGGATGGGGATTTTGCTATGTTTCCAATCTTCCCTGCTTTTGTCGTCTGCTTTTTTTTCTTTTTTCTTCTTCTATGTTTGCCTTTTCTCTTATCGAGATCACTTCTGTCAATGTCGCCGCCGAGCCATACCGACTCGTCGATTATTTCTTGTATTTTCATGGTGAAGTTCCTGTTGTGCCTCCGCCTGCTAATGATACATTTGCAGTTGGTTTATGTTTTGGTCCACCTCTTGTTTTAAAGGGCTTGAGCGGCTTCCTCGCTCGTTTTACAAACTTCGTTTTTCCGCCTTTTGTTTGTGTGTGGTGCGGGCCACCGACCCATAAAGATTCGTCGATTATTTCTTGTATTTTCATGGTGAAGTTCCCCTGCCCCCTGGTCCTGTTGTGCCTCCACCTGCTAGTGCAACGTTTGCAGTTGGTTTATGTTTTGGTCCACCTTTTGTTTTAAAGGGCTTGAGCGGCTTGCTCTTCTTGGGATATTTGTGTGCAGGCGCCCCCGACCGTTTCTTTTTTTGGCCTGCTACCCAAAAAGATTCGTCTATTTGCTCAATATATTCTTTAAGGGTTGTTGGTTTCTTTTTTACACTTTCAGTAACTACTTGTTTATTTGTTTTTGCATCATCTTCGGTAAGCACTTGTACTGATTTATTACCATTTGCAACAACCTCAGCAAAATGATTCATTGATTCACGTCTTGTTGATTCGCCCTTAAAGCCACCAACTTTTTTACCGTGTTTTTTAAACCAATCTTTTGGCATTTTTTTAGCCTTTGGTTCCGGGCATGGTTCAGCACTTTCCTCATAGGAACCATAATCTTCATCTGTGCCGTGTCCTGCAGAAGCCATAGCAGAATCAAAATCGCCATCCATTGGCTCAGTAAATCCTTGTGAACCATATTCATCTTGTAGATATTCTTCAATCCATTGATCAGGATCACCATCTCTTGCTTTAGCAATACCATATGGCATTTCACCTGAGTTAAGAAAGTAATCATATAGCTCATCATAAAATTCTTGATGATCATATAAACTAGTTTCGCCATTCATTACAGATGCCATTGCATCTGCATGTTTGTCTACAATATCATCTAACTGAACACTTGTTTCTCTAAGTGCAAGTCCTGCTAATTTTCGTAAATCATTTTCAGTTTTAATTATTGGTATCATTTGTACACTCCTGCTAATTGTAATAACCGTGTATTCTCAACATCTTCTTTTGCTTTAACTTTTTTACTTTTAGGTTTTTCTTCTGTTTCGGATCCAGCAATATATGTATCACCTGCCCATTCACCACTTGTTTCGTTATCGGTTCTAAGTTCGCCTTTTTCTTTAGCGTCTCGACGCCAGGCTGGTACATATTTTCCTTCTATGCCTTCGTTAAAAAAGATATCGTTACTTGTGTACTTGCTTAATTGCTGATTTAAACTTTCTTCAATAACTTCTGTTACATCTGGTTTTTCTTGGTTTTCAAAAGTAATATTTGCTTTAACCATACGAAGTGCTTTATTTCTATCGCCTACTTCCATGTCATTAAACCCTTCTGCTATTTCTGTAACTAATGCACTAACGTTTGAGTTTATTGCTTTCTCACCAACATATGTTAACCAATGTTGGTTTTTTAATGTAACACTATCAAACTCAAAGTTACTAGGATTGTTTATATCGTCATCTTCAAATAATCCAAGTTCAATTTTACCTTCAAGAAGTGCTAATTCAAGACGTTCTATAATTGTACCTTCAGAAACAAGAGTAGCAAGGTAAGGAAGCACACCTGCAATACTCTCATCAAAAGTATGTTTGGTTAGAACTTCTTGTAGCTCGCCTTCAACTTCTTCATTTTTAATTTGTTCGTTATTAACACGCTGGATTGCTTCATTGTAAGATCGTGAACTTTTAATTTTGGTAAGATTTTCTTTAATATTATTAACACGCATAATTGCTAATTCGTGCAATCCACTTACACTATCGTTTTCATTAAAATTTCGCCGAGTATATCTAACAAAATTCTTTAATTGTCCTAGTTCTTCGTCAAGTCCAATTATACCTTTACCACCATCATCAAACGGTGTTCCTTTATTTGCAATGTGTCTTGCCATTGCTCTAGCGGGTAATAAATTTTTGCTAGGAAATTTAAATCGTTCGCCCTCGGCATTTTCAATATAAATGGATTTTATATTGCGGGCTCTACTGCCTCGTTGTTCTTCATTAACAGGTGCGGCATGTCTTACTACTAATCTAGTATTACCTACATCCTGATATGACGATTTTGAAGAACCATATGTTTTAGAGAATGCACTCTCTTGTATACTGTTCATGTCTGCTTCCTTTGTTAAATCAAAAACGTAATCTTTTGGTTGTAATGTATGACCGAATTTTTTAATATTAAAATCCATCATATACTTTTTTGCTAATTGTTTTATAGTGTCGATAGTATCTGTTGCTTCCTCAAAGGTAATACTTTTACCTAAATGTACTTTAATTTCTTCATCGGAGCATGTTACAACTATATTTGCATCTGTTAGAAAAAACCGCCTAGCATCATTGGGCGTTATAACTTTTTTTCCAATATCATCAAACATGCGAATAGTATATCCATACCCCTTGAGTATCGCAAATATATTTTCGCCTATAGTTCCTGTATCAACAGCCATAAATCACAACCCTTTATGATATTTATCAAAGAATGCCGATTGGCATTGGCATATCCAGCGGATCATCTCCCAAAGGATCGACTAATTCTTCGAATGCTTCTTTATCGTGCTTTGTAATTAGTTGTACAATTCGTATACATAATACGGCGGCCATTACTAAATCATCATGAGCTCCGTCTTTTGCCGCATACGATCTACCTCTTGCAATAAATGTTTTAAGTTCTTGTATTAAATTTCTACTATATATTTGTACTTTTTTCTCTTCTACAAAGTATTTTAACTTAGAACATGCTTCTAATTTGTTTTTATGTGTGGTAACCATTCCTCTAGTAAATGTTTGTCCTTTAGTTTTTGGTTCATTTACTAAATTACCATAAAAATTAACAGGACCTAATTCTTCATATGCCATTAATGATGCTTTACCTATTCCGTTATTTTCAATACTATAATATATGTTTTCTTCGTTTTGTACTTTATTTTGTATTTCTTCTAGTATACTTTGAAGTATAAGCATCTGATTACGTACATCTGTTTTATTGTGTTTCCATTCTGCTACTTGTGAAAATTTAGGTAAACTAAAAACTTGTATAGCCGCATAATCACTTCCTGTACCCATTGAAGGATCTAATCCTACACAATATGTAGAATTTTTATTAATTTCTTGATACCAACGAACTTGTCCTTCTGTGCGAATCGGAAGGTGTTCTTCTAATAATACAAGTTTTAGCGGTGCTATAAGTGTCTCGTCAGCAGTAATAAATTCACATTCGTGTTCTCGTCTAAAACGTTCGTCACCTATTTTTCCACGTTCCTCGCTTGCCCATTTTTCATCACGATCAGGATGATCTTGCCAACGTGATCTAAATGCCCTAAATCCGTTTTTACCCAATTCTTGCTCATTACCAAAATCATCAACATTATCAACTGCTGATTTCCATATTTGTGCAAACTGATCATTGTCTTGATTAGGTGTGCTAGTAATAATACATTTACCGCCTGTTGCTAATGTAGGTGATAGTGATGTCCAAAATTCTTCTGCTACTCTCGGAGGAACAAATGCAAACTCGTCTAAGTATACAAGTGTTAAACTCATACCTCTACCAGTATTCTCTGTTGTTGCTTGTGCTACAATTCTACTACCATTGTCAAATTCTATACTTCCTCTATTATAACTTGTACAACCTGCTTTAATCCATTCTGGTAATGTTTCATATATATAACGTAATCGTTGCATTATTTCTTGGGCACCTGCATATTTGTGTGCCGCAATTAATATTGTAGTATCAGGTTTAAACATTGCATACCATAACAAGTATGCCGCGGCCGCGGTAGACTTTCCTGTTTGTCTAGGAAGCATTGCAATCGCATATCTGTAATTATCGTATGTTTCGATTAACCCTTTTTGATATTCAAATAAATCAAAACTAACTTTACCTTTTACAGGATGTTGTATATAAGCATAATTTTGAATGAAATGTATCGGATCCTCCATGGCAAGACCAAGTTCATCAATTTGTTCTTGCGACCATTTTTGAGACTTATGGGGTTTTTTAACTAATACTTCGTCCAGTATCTGCATAACACTCTACATGATTTTCCATATATTTGTCGCCGTTAAACCATAGTAATTTTTTTTCGTCAAAAAACGGCTGATGTTCGTTATCTATTTTCCAGAGGTCAGGCATAAACAATTTTTCTTTACTTTCTTGAAGTGTCAATGCGGCATGATTCCAGTTACCTGGAGAAACATCATCTGTTTTTATTATTCCCTTACCAATAAGAATAGAACAAATAAATTTATTTTTATGTGTATTTGAAACTAGTTGATTTGGACTTCCGGGACCATTAGCACATGTCAAAAATGACGGATCATATCCTTGGGATAATGCAAAGGCACATATCGAACCTAATGCTACACCGATATCTAGATGTATTGCTCTACTAAACGATTCATGGGTTTCCGCG